CAGATGGTAGCACAGACTTCTCAGGTAAGCTCGGAGCATCCGTAGCAGCATCAGAGAAGCTCGGTGTATATGGTGAAGTTTCATTCAAAACTGATGAGACTGCTGATAACTCTTACGGCACTAAAATAGGTGCTAAATATTCATTCTAAAACTTATGTCACATCAAAACTCTAAAGGACCAAAAGCTTTCGTCCATCCATATGGACCTGAAAAGGAGGTGAAAGACACTATGCCAAGTGATAAACAACCTCCGGGTGTTGATGACGAATGGGAACCTCAATCATTAGAGGAAGCCTTACTAGGTGAATAATAGGAAGGGGAGCACCTCAGAGTAGGACTCCCCTTTCATTGGCATTGGCCCGTACGCGGATACCCTTTGCCGTCTAGACGGTGGGAAAGACCACACTGACAATAAAATATCGCGCAAAAATTTTCAGCTGAAGAAACTATATAACTTTTAATTTATCCAAATAAATGGCACATCAGAATAGTAACGAGCCTCTTGCCGATCTGACGCGGCCGGGTCAATCGAACTCGACCGGAGATTCAAGAGCTCTATACCTCAAGCTGTTTTCTGGAGAGATGTTCAAAGGCTTCCAGCGTAGTACAATCGCTAGAGACCTAGTTACCAAGCGTACCCTAAAGAACGGTAAGTCATTACAGTTCATTTACACAGGTCGCACAACTGCTGAGTACCACGTACCCGGACAGTCTATCCTTGGTAACTCAGATGGAGCACCTCCAGTAGCTGAGAAGACGATTACAATTGACGATCTATTGATCTCAAGTGCATTCGTATATGAATTAGATGAGACACTTGCACACTATGATTTACGTGGCGAGATCTCCAAGAAGATTGGTTATGCACTTGCAGAAAAGTATGACCGCCTAATCTTTAGAGCAATCTCTAAAGGTGCTCGTATCGCTAGTCCTATCACGAAGTCTAACTTCGTTGAGCCAGGTGGATCACAGATCCAAGTTGGAGCTGGTTCCAACGCTGACGATGCACTAACCGCATCTACTCTGGTAACTGCATTCTATGATGCAGCAGCAGTTTTAGATGAGAAAGGAATCAGCAACGATGGACGTTGTGCTGTCTTAAACCCAAGGCAATATTATGCTTTGATTAAAGATTGTGCTAACAACAACCTGATCAACCGTGACGTACAAGGTACAGCCTTACAAAACGCAGAAGGGATCATAGACATTGCAGGTATCAAAATCTACAAGTCAATGAACGTTCCATTCTTCAGTAAGTATGGTACTAAGTACGCACCTTCTTCAGGGGCTGCTGCTGCTACTGACCTCGATACAGTGAACCCAGGTAATACTGGCTCATTCGTAGACGTAGCTACAGAAGATGGCCGTGCATCAGTTGCAGGTGTTAACAATAACTATGGTAATGCTACTGACTTCGCTAACTCTTGTGGACTTATCTTCCAGAAGGAAGCCGCAGGTGTAGTAGAAGCAATGGGACCACAAGTTCAAACAACTTCTGGTGACATAAATGTGATTTACCAGGGTGATGTGATTCTCGGTAGACTCGCAATGGGAGCCGACTTCCTAAACCCAGCTGCTTGTGTAGAACTGTTCGCAGGAACTACAACTAAGCCAGCTGCATTCGGTGCAACATATCCAGCTAACGCTTAATAGCTTTTATATATACGGGGGACTTCGGTTCCCCTTTTTTTTTAATAATAATTATGCCTTTTCCAACCACTAACGCCACTAAAGAATTACCTGCCATAAATCAAATATTGTCGTCATGTGGTCAGGCACCTGTAACCACGTTAGACACTACCAACCCAGACGTTGCGATAGCATACGACACGTTGCTACAGGTAAACAGAGAAATCCAAGCAGAAGGATGGACATTCAATAGAGAACCACACTATGAGTTCATACCTAATGATAGTAATGAAGTAGACATACCAAATAATATATTACAATTAAAGTTATCCCAGAATGGTACTAATGCACAGTATGATGGTATCAGACGAAGTGGGAAACTATATGATAGATTACACCACAGATATACATGGCCAGATCATAGTAAAATAGAATGTGATGTAGTATGGGAATTTGATTGGGTAGATATACCTGAGCCAATACAGAACTTCATTACTTCTAGAGCTGCTACAATAACTTCACAAAGAATTATGGGAGATCAGCGACAGCATGACATGTTACAACAACAAGAAGCTTATGCTAGATCTACTGCTTTAGAGTATGAAACCTCACAAGGTCAGTACTCTATATTTGGACACCCATATGATAAATCAAACTACTACGCTAGTTACAAACCGTTCCAAGCACTTCAAAGATAATGCCAGCAGTCACTCAAAGAGTCCACGATTACCTCGGTGGAGTATCTAGACAATCAGATACTAAGAAACTTCCAGGCCAAGTTAAGGAGTGTCTTAATGGTTATCCTGACCCTACTTTTGGGCTTACTAAAAGACCAGGGTTTAAATGGATTGCTAATCTAGGTACTGGTACCACATATGATAACTCAAAATGGTTCTACATAGCTAGATCCAAAACTGAAAAATACATAGGATGTATTGAGCCTAAACCAGGTAGTGGTTATGGTGATATAGATATATGGAATACAGATGGTACAGTATGTACTGTTAATATGGATACATCTACATCAGTTAATGCAGAGAATTATCTTACAGGATCACGTTTAAATTATAATGTTCTAACTGTACAAGATAAATCTATAATTATAAATAATTTACATACTGTTGCTAAACAAGCAGATCCTACATTTAATGCTAATAGAAAAGCTACACTTGTACTAAGTGGTTCACCAGCTAATAACCTATATACAGTAATTCTTGATGGTAATACTATTACACATAACAGTAATGCAGCTGCTACTTATAGTACAATCTTAGATGCATTTAAAAGTGCAATTGATGCTTTAAGTATATCAGGTATAACTTGTACTAAATATAGAGAAAGCTTACATTTAACAGATAGTAATTCTACTATAACTATTAGTGCAGAAGGTGGTCAAGCAGGGGATGCTATGTATGTATTCCAAGACCAAGTGTCTAATGTAGGAAAGTTACCAGAACAATCTTTCAATAATCATTTAGTAAAAATTATAAATACAGATTCTGCAGCAGATACATACTTCGCTAAGTTTACAGCAGATAATGGAACATCTGGTCCTGGTAACTGGAACCAAGAAGGATTAGACCCTTCTAAGTCTGTTGGATTAGATGGAGCTACAATGCCACATGAACTTGTATATAACTCAGCTAATACCTTTACATTCAGACAAATTGCTTGGACAGCTAGAACAGTTGGTGATGACGATACTAACTCTCACCCTAGTTTTTTAGGCAAAAAAATTAATGGTGGCTTTTTCTATAATAACAGGTTAGGATTCTTATCAAGTGATAACGTTTCCATGGGACAAGTCCAGAAAGATGAAAACTTCTATAATTTCTATCATACTTCAGCTCAGACAATAACAGATGCTGATCCTGTAGATCTAAAAGCATCTACGATTAGACCTACAACCTTATATTCTGTTTTACCTACTACACAGGGTTTACTATTATTTAGTAAAGACCAACAGTTTTTGATGTCTGCTGATAGTGGAGTCTTAACACCAACTACTACAAACATCCGTGTTATATCAAACTATGATATGGATACAGAAGTACCACCTGTTGATATTGGTGGTTTGATTAATTTCATTAGTAAAACACCTAGTTATACACGTACCTTTGGTATGCAAACCTTTGGTCAAGATGATAACCCTAGAGTTTTAGACGTTGGTAGAGTAGTTAATGAGTGGCTTCCAGCTACAGTAGATACATTAATAGCTAGTCCACAAAATAAATTCTTAGCATTTTCAGATCAAACTTCTCGATATGTATATTTCTTTAGAACTTATACTGATGGTAAAGAGAACCTTGTTGAAGCTTGGTTTAACTGGCAACTACCAGGAACTGTACAGACAATTGCTGTTGACTCAGATGATTTATATGCAGTTACTAAACAAGGTAGTCAGTTTACTTTATCTAAAGCTAGCTTAAGTCAAAGTCCTACTGATGCTATCATTGTTAATAATGATGGTCAGCGTATCAATCCTTGTATGGATCTATATGCTGCAGCAAGTAATGTAGCAGGTAATAATAAAGTAGACTATGACTCTACTAATGACTTTTCTAAAGTGTATATACCTTGGGTCAATGTTACAGGATTAATACCTGTTGTCATTATTAAAGGTACTACAGCTACAGGACAGTTTATTGAATCTGGATTCACTACCACACCTGAAGTTATAACAAATGATGGAGATCCATATTTCAAAATTCTTCATAAGGATTTAACCAGTATTGAGAATGATGTAGTAGTAGGATGGAAATATGATTATGATATTACTTTACCTCGTACATACTTTCAATTAGATGATAAAGGTGAGCAGACAGATTATACTGCTAGCTTGATTATTAACAGGATGAAGTTCTCTCTAGGACTATCCGGTGTATGTGGTTTTAAGCTAAAATCTAGAGGTGTTATATCAGGTGATAAGGAGTATACTGGAGATGGAGAGACAACTATTTATAACTGGACTGCTCAAGACTTTACTTATGTAGATGATGATCAGATTAAATTAAGATTGAATGGAGTAGAATCAACAGCATTTACAGTATCAGGTGATAAACAGATTACCTTAACTAATGCTTCTACTGAAACAAAAACACTATCTGGTAATGGTAGTCTTACAACATTTGACTTAACTTATACACCTAAAAACTATACTAAAGTTAGAGTGAAATTTAAAGTTGGTAGTGATTGGGTCTTACAAGATAACAGTATATTTACTCTCGCTGATCAATATATACATTTCACTACAGCACCAGCTAATGCAAGTAATAATATACTTGTATATAGTGCTGATGATATAACAATATACCTTGATGAATGGTATAACTTAAACCCAACAATCATAGCTGATAGTTATTTAGCTAATGATATTGCAATAACAGACCAAGCAGTTGTATCTTTACCCATACATCAAAGGTCAGATAACTTCACATTAAGAGTATTTAATGATTCACCATTCCCTGTATCTCTAAACTCCATGATGTGGGAAGGACATTACTCACCAAGAAATTACAGGAGGACTTAATATGATTTGGGGCGCAGTAGCAGGTGCTGGTGTAAGTGTTATCGGTGGCATGATAGGCGGTGGTAAATCTGCCGCTGCCGCTGCAGAAGCTGCACGAGCACAGAACAGAGCAACCATGGCTAGGTATCAATATGACCTAGACATGTGGGATACTAAGAGAAGTCAATTACAAGCACAGAGGATGGAGTCAGTAGACCGTCTAATGACTGAGGCTCGTAATAATGGACAGCAAAGAGCATGGCAAGATGCTGCTAATGAACGTAGATATAACTATGACTTACAAATAAGGAATTCAGAAAACGAAGGTAATCAAAGAGCTTTTGAACGTTCAGAAGATATCTATACTGATACAACAAATCTTAATGACAAATCAGCTAAGGCTGCTATGGATAGTGAGATTGTTGCACTTGAAGAATCACAAGACGAACAAGCTTTTGATAGGAATGAAGCATACATAGAAGCCTTACAAGCTGAAGGCCAGTTAAGAGCTAGAGGCGCACGAGGTAGAAGTGCTAAAAAAGGTATCCAAGCAAGTTTAGCTGATTATGGTAGACAGATGGAAATGTTGAATGCTACATCAGCAAGTTCAGGTAGAAATACTAGAGCCGTATTAGAAGAAATAATACGAGATAAAACATCAGCTGATTTAACAGCTTATGCAAGTAAGATGCTACAACCGGGTATGTTACCTGAACCAATTAAAGCTGCTAAACTACCAGTTCCTGAATTCAACTTACCTAGAGTATTACAAGATTA